AAGACAAGAAAGTTATAGACTAGACTTTATTGGTGAACTAGAACTTGGTCGTGGTAAAGATGACGCAGGCTATGATACATTTAAAGATTGGTATACTAAAGACTTTCAATCATTTGTTGATTATAATATTCAAGATGTTGAAATTGTTGACGCATTAGAAGATAAACTTGGTCTTATTGATTTGTCATTGACAGTTGCATATGATTCAAAAGTAAACTATGATGATATATTCTCACAAGTTAGAGTGTGGGACACATTGATTCATAATCACTTAATGCAAAAGAATATTTGTATACCACCAAGAGAAGAACATAGTAAAGAAACAAAATACGAAGGCGCTTATGTAAAAGAGCCTATCTTAGGTGGCCATGATTGGATTGTTTCATTCGATATCAATTCACTATATCCACATATTATTATACAATACAATATATCGCCAGAGAAGATACTTGGTGAAAGCGGACAAGGTGTCAATGTTAATAAAATGATTGACATGAAAGTACCACTTAACTATCTTAAACATGAGGGTGCCTGTTTAACACCAAACGGTGCCAAGTTTAGAAATGATAGTCAAGGTTTTCTACCTGAAATGATGGAGAAAATGTACAATGACCGTGTTGTCTTTAAACAGAGAATGTTAAAGGCAAAGGCCGAGTATCAAAAGACCCCGACAAAAGAACTTGCCAGAGAGATTGCAAGATGTCATAATATTCAATGGTCAAAAAAGATTGCATTGAACTCAGCTTATGGTGCAGTTGGTAATCAATACTTTAGATTTTATGATGTAAGACAGGCGAGTGGTATTACCACAGCAGGTCAATTTATTATTCGTTTTATTGAGAAGAAAGTTAATGAATATCTAAATCAAATACTACAAACACATGGTGAGGTAGATTATATTGTCGCCTCAGATACAGATAGTATCTATGTTAGATTTGATAAACTTGTAGCTAAGACTTGTCAAGGTAAAACAAATGACCAGATTGCAGACTTTCTTGGTAAAGTTTGTGATAACAAAATCGAACCATATATTGAAAAATGTTTTGATGAACTAGCAGATTATTCTAACGCATTTAAAAACGCAATGGTGATGAAACGAGAAGTAATCGCCAACAAAGGAATATGGGTGGCTAAAAAGAGGTATATGCTGAATGTACTAGACGAAGAAGGCGTAAGACTTTCTGACCCTAAACTAAAGTTAATGGGCATAGAAGCAGTCAAGTCTAGTACACCTCAGGTGTGTAGAGGTAAAATTAAAGAAGCGATAAAAACAATTATGTCCAAGGAACAAAGTGACTTGCATAAACTTATTGCTGACTTTAAGGAGGAGTTTATCAATCTACCACCTGAGGCTATTGCTTTTCCTAGGAGTTGTAACAATCTAAGAAAGTATGCTAGCAATAGTAGTATATTTATTAAAGGCACACCCATTCATGTTAAAGGTGCATTGATTTATAATCACCAACTGAAAGAAGCAAATCTTGGTATGAAATATCCTTATATACAAGATGGCGATAAGATAAAGTTTCTTAAATTAAAAGAAGCTAACCCATTTAAATTTGATGTTATTAGTTATATTAGTACACTACCGACAGAATTTAAATTACAAGAGTATGTCGATTATGAGATACAATTTCAGAAAACATTCCTGGATCCTATGCGATTTATTTTAGACGCAATAAATTGGAAAGCGGAACCAGTAGCTACATTGGAGAGTTTCTTTGCTTAATTTACCAAACAAAAAATATAAAGTAATATATGCCGACCCACCTTGGTTGTTTAGAACGAGGTCAGATAAAGGAAAAGAAAAAAGTCCTGAGGCACATTATGATTGTATGTCACTAAACGATATATGTAATATGCCTGTAAGAGAAATTGCAGATGAGAATTGTGTATTGTTAATGTGGGTATGTGACCCTATGTTAGACCAAGCTATGAAAGTTATTGACGCTTGGGGCTTCAAATATAAAACAGTAGGTTTTACATGGGCAAAAACAAATAGAAAGACACTTGGATTTTTTACAGGTTTAGGATATTGGACTAGAGGTAATCCTGAAATGTGTTTACTTGCAACAAAAGGTAGACCAAAACGAATCAACAAAGATGTTGCACAGTTGGTGGTTGCACCAAGAGGTCGACATTCCGAAAAACCACTTTTACATGGGGAGATAGAACGGCTTTGCGAAGGTCCTTATATCGAACTATTTGCAAGAAAAAAGACCAGAGACCATTGGGATTTTTGGGGCAACGAAGTATGAGTATATGTTTAGCGCTTGCCTTATCGGCATTATGTGTTATAATACCAGCATTATTATTATGGAAAATGAATGGCGAAGAACCTAAGTAAAGAACAGGCACTACATTGTGCTGGTGTGTTTAATGATTACTTTGGTCAGTTTAGTAGAATTGACCAGTATATGCGTGACCAAAAGATGGCACAAATTGATAGCATACCTCAATCACTTCCTGGTATGGGGTTTGATAGTGATATGTTTGATGACTTCTCTATATCTCCACAAGATATGGATTTACAAATTGTAGA